TAGAAAAGGAGGTGTAAAAGGAGGATATAGTGACCTATCCTTATTTAGGATACGAAGAGCAACCACAGGAGATGTCCGAGGCGGCGAAAGCTGCATCAAGTGCGCGAGTGGCCAATCTAATTCAAAAGGTAGCTACCGGGGTGTCCCCAGATGTTGGCTCCAACTACTTAACGAAGCAACAGGAAGCTAAGGTTACAGCTATTCGAATTGCTGAGTCTGAGTTTGGTGAAGCCAACCTGGCTAAACTTGAATATCAAAACATCATTAGCCAGGGACTAGAGGGTGTTGGTACTTCAATTCGTGAACACATCAAAGGTGCATCTAATTTGACACCTGAACTACGCCTCGCTAAACAGGTTTCCATTAGCACACCTAGTTGGTTGGGCAAATTGGTAGATACAACTTTGCGCACTGCTCCAGTTACTAGTACAGTTATGCGCGTGGGCGATTTGGCCTACACCGGTATCAACAATTCACTTCGATCTCTTGGTGGGCAATCTGTCCCTCTTCAAGATTGGAGCGTTGGTTCACCTGGTAAGAAGAAACCATTTGCTCCACTCTCGACAGCTTTTGGAAAGACGAAAGCTGGGAAGAACCTGTCTGACGTCTTTGCTGTCGGTGCGCATGCAGTGGAAGCCGCAGTACCCCTTGGTCTGGGAGCCGTTGTAGCTACTACAGCCGGAAGGTTTGGTCTCGGTGTGCTTGAAAAGGCAATTGGACCAGTAGCGGGAGGGTGGATGGCTACAAATCGAGTCATGGCTGCTTCAGAAAAATTGACTAAAGCAATCAACAATATGGACCTATCTGACAGTGTGACTGTGACCCAGACGCCTTATCAACCACCCTCAAATCCAGTGGATCCAAATAAACCTCCAAGCTGGTATAATCAACCAACCACTCAACTTCCTTCCCCAATAACAGTGAAGATTCCTGAGACTGATTACAATGCCATGGCTGCCATATTTGGTAATGCGCTGCGTGGTGCACTTCAGGGCGCATTTACCGGGTTTGGTGGTGATGGTGGTGATGGTGGTGGTGATACGTACATAGTAAGTGGTGGTGGTCATGGTGGCATTGTACCTATGGGTGGTGGTATTTCAACCAGTAGGAAGAGGAAAAGGAAAAAGAAGAATAAGAAATCTTCGCGGACATCAGCCACGTCTGCCTCTTGATGACGTGGATAAATTGGTGGTGCGAGGTAAGGATCGGTATGAACGATGAGAGACTCCAACAGTTATTATCTAAGCTCCCTTCTGAGGGTGCTAAACGCCTTGAGTTTCTTCTTGGCCGTATGTATACCGGTGTGCCTGAAGATTATCGAACTCCTTTATTCGATGGTCGCCCGCGTGAAGAGCTCATTGAAGAGCTTGTCGCAAAGGTAGGGTACACTCGGTTCGAGGAACTGACACAGATCGACCATCGTGAAAAGGAGAAGATTGGACCTTACTCTATTATGCTTCCCGCAGATGAGAGAAGAGATAGTCTTTCCGGGTACTGGCAACAGTCATGGTCTCCGGATGAGGAAGCGTTAGATAGCGCATTCCATAGCGTGGCCGGTCTAGTGAAACAACGGTCATTACGGGCTGCTAGCCTTGAGACGGCCTTTAGTGTTCTGCCAGACGGGAACCTGGGTTTACCCTGGGTTACGCGAGATAAGGCGTATGCAGGATACTACCTCGAAAGGGCGATTAAAGCAAAAACAGTCACGGATTGGTACCCTTTTATCTGGTACTGGCGGGGACAGCCTAATGGGATTGCAGGTCCTCCAAAGCAGCGGGACATCTGGGGAAGCGATCACGTGGACACTATTCTGAGCCTGTCAATTCAGGGCCCATGTCTAACGGCGTTACGCAGATTACCAGGGTTCTCCGCCTGGGTTGGTCAACAAGCGATTGATGAAGAGGCAACTCGAATTCTGAGGAAGGCCAACGGTCGGCAGGTACTATCCGGTGACTACTCGGGCTTCGACAAATCACTCCCCTACGAGCTGATGCTTATAGCTGATGACGTGTTGGCTGAGTGGTTTGCAATCCGAGATCACGCACGTATCTATCTGCTAGGTGAAGCAAGGGCTACTGTCGATATCGTGGTGCCCTACGATGTACTAGGTGGACGGAAAGGTGGAATGCCTAGTGGTCACGGTCTCACTAATTTAGTAGACAGTATAGTGAACCTGCTCGCTATCCACTATATTGCATTCAGGTTAGGGGTACAGGTCGAGGATTACACAGTCATGGGAGATGACTTTGTCGTTCTTTATTCGCAAGATGTGGACCTGGAAGAACTAGCCAAGGTGGTGCTTGAAATTGGTCTTGTGGCAAATGCTGAAAAGCAATACGTAAGCACGCGCTCGTTGCACTTTTGCCAACAGTGGCATTCCCTGGACTATACAAATGATAAAGGGGTGCTACCAGGTGCACATTCGCCGTACCGTACGGCGTCGGGCCTTTATGGCTACGAAAGGTATAAGAATCCGAAAATCTGGAGCAAGGAAATGGATTCAGTGCGTGCTATTGGGCAGCTGGAAGTTTGTGCTGATGATCCTCGTCACAGGGAGCTCGTAGAATATACCTACGATGGGGACAAAGTGATGCAGAGTAAAATGGACCCACTCACGATGTTTCGCCGTGCCGGTTCGACTGATATAATCCGTCAGGCATTGGGCATTGGCGATTTCCCATTTAACGCGAAGACCCCTGATATTGAGAAATTCTCAACGTTTAAGACAGTGCAGATAATTCGAGAAATTCAGGGGAGGATTATAGTAAGCGGGTTTAGCAAAC